TAGATACTCTCTAATATTTAATACTAAAGCGGTAGATCAATTTGCATTACAAAAAAAAATGAGGATATTAAATGAAAGAAAAAAAAGCTAACATAAATAAATTCATAGGTATATATGATAACTACATTCTTCCCGAAGAATGTGATAAAGCTATTAAATTATTTGAAAATGAAAATAAATTTAATAATACTCTTAATAGAATAAATTTTGAAAGTGCACCTGTTTTAAATAAACAAGACCAACAATTTTTTGCAAGGCCAAATAATATTGATGTATGGTGGGAAGATATAAAATCGCTAATTGTAAATTTTGACTTGGCATTAAATCATTATTGTGTGCATACAGGAGCAATGAATTGTTATGATGGAGGACCTTTTCATTATACTAGTGTAAAAATTCAAAAAACTTTACCTACAGAAGGATACCATGTTTGGCATATTGAACATGGAAAAGGTTTTCATAATGAACCTAGAGCATTTGCTTATACAATTTATTTAAATGATGTAAAAAAGGGTGGAGAAACAGAATTTTTACATCAATCAATTAGAGTAAAACCTAAAAAAGGTAGAATTGTTATTTGGCCAGCTGCATTTCCATATTTACATAGAGGTAATCCACCTTTATCAGGTGAAAAATATATTTTAACCTCTTGGCTAATGTTACGATGATAAAAATTATAGACAATTTTTTTGAGAATAAAGACCTAAAAATAGTTCAAGATTTTGCTTTAACAAAAGCTTTTTATACCCCTAGATTTTTTGATAAAGCACCTAATAAAACAGATCAGCATAATTATGGTAATAGATGGTCATTTAATAATGAGCCAAAATTATTAAATATGTTTACAAAACAAGCAGAATCGAAATTTAAAATAAAAATTAAAGAATTATATTTTGATTCAGGTATTGATCAAAGAAGACTAACTGTTTTTAAACCACATACAGATAATCATAGTGTTTTAAATATATTAGTAATGATTAGTGGTCCTACCGCAGTAACAAACGGCACAGTGTTTTATAATAAAGATAATAATATATGTGATTTAGATATTCATGTAGGCTTTAGAGAAAATAGAGCTATTTTATTTCCCTCTGATAAAATGCATTCCCCACACGCTAATAAAGAATTCAATGTCACTAGATATAGTGCTACTTTATTTATAACAAATTATGAAGAATAAGAAGTAGGTCTAGCGCCTAATCTAGTAATTTTTTCAGCTTCAGTTTCGCCTTCAACATTATCAGCATCCCACTCACCTTGTAAGTAAGCTAAGTGAACTGAGTCCCATTTAGTAATAAAATCTTGAAAGTCACCTAAGTTTGCATCTTCCCAAGTAGAGTGCGGAGTTCCGTCTCTATATTCTACAGTATCGCTAGGTTCAAATGTTCCATATTGAATAGCCCAGATATTAGAAAATTTAGATTGAGACCAAAAAGCATCATCATTAATAGGATAACCTCTTCCAGCTACGTCACCAGTTTGTTTGATAATCAACTTATCTTCGAATACCACTGTCCATGTTGCGTTTGTTGCCATTTTTTCTCCTAAGTTTTAATTATGTAAATTACTGTTAAATAAGGTTGTAAAACTGAATTTGATGATCCAGTAAAAGTACTAGAACTATCTGCATTACCAGAACCAGAAAAGTTTGCACTCATATTGTGAGAGTGACCTTGACCGGAACCTGCGTTTCCTATAAAACTATTATTCGTTGAAAACCCATGTTGTGTATTATTTGCTTCAATTGCAAAATTTGGAGAAGGATTTCCTGCCATATCTACTTGAATTGAGTGACTATGAGAAGCAAGTTGTGCTGTAGATAAAGTTGCGTTAGCTGTTGAACCCGCAACGTTTCCTGTAACGTTAATGTTGGTGTTAGTTCCAACGTTACCAGAGTTAGCAACAGTGTTTGCTCCACCAGTTGATGCTAAAGCTTTATTATTAGATTTTCCAATTGGAACGTTGTCTTGTAAATCTGGTACGTTAAAAGTTGTTGAACCGTCTCCAGTTCCGTAAGTTGTTCCAATAATTGCAAATAAAGCTGAGTAAGTTGTTCTTGAAACTGCTGTACCATCACATTCTAAAAATCCAGATGGAACAGATGAGTCTGACCATGGAACAATTGTTGCTGTTGGAATACCTTCTATACCTGTAAGGTTTGCTCCATCAAAATCATATTTAGTTGCTTCGTAATTAGACATATTATTTCTCCGTGTAAGTCCATCCTGTTGTAGCGTCTCCTGAATATACTAATCCAAAACCTGCACCTTGTGTATTAACAGTAAGATCTGCTGCTGAGTTAGCTATATTAGAACCATTTCTACCAACAGTCAATGCGTTAGTATTAAAATCATAACCTTGGTCTACAAAATTTACTTGATCACCTGATACAGGTGAGGCTGGTAAAGTAATTGTAAATGCTCCACCGTTTGTATTTGCTAAAATTTGAGCTCCAGCTTGAACTGTTTCAGCTGCTGTTATTGCTCTCCATTTTCTAAGTTCACCTGCTTTTACAACATTAGTTCCATCAGAATATAATGTGTAAGTGTGACCTTCACATAAAAGTACACCTGTTCCAGATGTAGTTTTAAAAGTTAGAGTAAAACCTGCATGATTACATGCATCTTCAACAAGATAAGTTTTTTCAACTGAATCAGGAATAGTAACATTTACGTTTGCTTCAAGAGTTCCTGTTAATTTAATAACTTCATTTTTACCATTTGATAAAGCACCATTTGTAAAAGTTAAAGCTCTAGATGCGTTAGTTACGTTAAATGCATCATAGCCACCAATAGCTTGTTCAAGAATTAATAAGTTTGTATTTGTAATCTGTCCCCAAGTTCCTGAGTTTTCACCAGTTGCTTGTACAGTTAATTTTAAATTTGCTGATGTACTATTTGCCATATTTTAGATCCTTATAATTAATATATTTTATAAAATTTATGCAGCTGTGTCAACTTCTTTCCATGGTTGAATTGTTCCTGTATTTACTTCACTCCACATTATGTTTTTAACACTTCCTTGAGCTATTGTCATTTCAATTCCTGTTAATATAGCTAATGAATCTGGTGCTGTTGCAGTTCCTTCCTGCATGGTCATTGCTTGACCTGTTAAATCTACTAAAGTGTTAGCGTCTAAGACAGCTGTACCAAGAGCTGCTGTCATAGGTAAAGCTGTTGCAGTAACATTTGCATCTCCAGTAACTGTTGGAGCATTTTCTTGTATAGTCATTGCTTGACCAGTAACCGCAACATCAACATCAGCAAAAGCAAAAACAGTTCCTTCAGCTATTGATAACGATTCTCCTGTTACATCTCCAACTACGTCAGTGAAAGCTAAAGCCGTACCTTGGGTCATTGTCATTTCTTGACCAGTAATATCTACATCAGCACCTGCGGTAACCGTTCCAAGTCCTAGTGCGGCAGACATGCCAATACCAACAACGGAAGCATCTGGAGAAGGATCCACTGTTCCTTCTTCTGCAGTCATTGCTTCACCACTAACTGAAGCAAATGTATTTGCGTCTAAAACAGATGTTCCAAGATTAGATGTTAAAGCTTGACCTGTAATATCAACATTTGCGTTTGCAGTTGCAGTAACAGAACCTAAAGTAGAGGTTAGAGCTTGACCTGTTAATGTGCCAGTATTAGCGTCTGCTGTAACTGCAACACTACCCAATGACATAGGTAAAGGGAATGTTCCAGCAATTCCACCTGTTGTTGCCTCTACTTCAACAGGAATATTAAATGTAGCTGGACTTAATGTTGCAAAAGGTGCTTCACCAAAAGCTGTTAAGGTATCATTAGTAGGATTACTTGCTTGTAAAGTTAATTCAAAACCTGTTACATCAATCTCTTGATTTGATGATTGTGTAAGTGTTCCCTCTGCTGCTGTTAAAGCTTGACCGGTTGGATTAACAACAACTAATGAAGATCCATCTGCCGTTCCTGAAGTAGAAGTCAAAGCTTGACCTGTTACAGAAACATCTACATCTATATTAATAATACCTGAGTTTTCTTGAGCTGTTAACTCAATACCTAATGGATATACAATTACACTAGAATCCTCTGCACCGAAAGGTGTCTCTGAATATGCACTAACTCCTAGGGCCATGGATTAGGCTCCTGTTTTTTGTTCTTCTTTTTCTTCTTTAGGTAATTCTTGTCTTAGACAATTGGAATAATTTTCAAATAAACTTTTTAAATCATTTAATTCTAAATCAGTTTTTAATAGTAAATTTTTAACATTTACAACTTTTTGTAAATAAAATTGTCCTTTTAAAGATAATTCTTCACTATTATAATTTTTATTTTCAAAATCAAATTTCATGTTTAATATTATGCTCCTCCCCAACCACCTGTAACAAAACCAGAGTCATTATTAAAACCTGAAATATTAATATTTCCTTTTGTAAGTTTCTTTTCAGCTCCAACAGAATCTACTACAACAAAAAAATCACCATCAGTATTTGCTGTCGAAGTTGTTAATAAGTTTAAATCTATTCTAGCAATAGGAACTGTTCCACTTGCTAAATCTGATGCGTCTAAATTTGTTAAATTTGCACCACTGATTGCTGGTAATGTCGCTGGAAACCTTGCGTCAGGAACAGTCCCTGAACTTAGATTAGAAGCATTTAAAGCAGATCCATCAATAAATCCACTATCATTATTAAAACCAGAAATATTAATATTTCCTTTTGTAAGTTTTTTCTGTGCGTTAGCAGCATCTACTACTGCAAAAAAATCTCCATCTGCATCTGATGTAGATGTAGTTAGTTCTGAAAGATCAACATCAATTGTTGGAGTTGCTCCTTCTCCACTATTGTTTTGTAAATCAATTAAATTACCTGCTGTTAAAGACTCTACATAGTCTCCAGTAGTATCTGTTGTTAATGTAACTGTATTTAATTCTGCAATTGACCCTAATCCTAGTGTTGTTCTTTGTGCTGCAGCATCTGCATCATCTAGTAATGCTTTACCTGCAGTTGTTAAGTCATAAGTTCCTGCAGTGCCAGAACCTGTAAATTGAATACCTTTATCTGCTGCTGAAGTTAATCCTCCAATTGCAGCAAGATCTGCATCGAGTCTTGCATTAGCTACTGTTCCTGTTGCTAAGTTAGATGCATTTAAATTCGTTAACGCTGAACCATTTGCAGCAGGAAGTGTTGCTGGAAATCTTGCGTCTGGGACAGTTCCAGAAGATAAGTTATCTGCATTTAAAGCAGATCCATCAATGAATCCACTATCATTATTAAATCCTGATATATTAATATTGCCTTTTGTAAGTTTTTTCTGTGCGTTAGCAGCATCTACTACTGCAAAAAAATCTCCATCAGCGTCTGATGTAGATGTAGTTAGTTCTGAAAGATCAACATCTATTTGATCTGCTTGAACATCAATTAAGTTTCCGGCTCCAACGTTTAATGTAACATCTCCAGAAGATCCACCACCTGTTAAACCAGATCCTGCTGTAACTCCTGTAATATCTCCAGTAGTTGGAGTTTGATATTCTAAAGCCGTTCCACCAGAATTTACTGCAAGAACTTGGTTTGCAGTTCCAATAGCTGTTAAACCTGTACCACCTTTTGTTGTTGGAACGGTAGGTAATCTATCAGAAGCTAAAGTTCCTGAAGCTACGTTTGAAGCATTTAATGCTGTTAAGTTTACACCACTCGCAGCTGGAAGTGTTGCAGGAAACCTTGCATCAGGTACTGTACCTGAAGCTAAATCGTCTGCATCTAAGTTTGTTAAGTTTGCTCCACTAACTGCTGGAAGTGTTGCAGGAAACCTTGCATCAGGTACTGTACCTGAAGCTAAATTATCTGCATTTAAATTTGTTAAATTACTCCCATTGTTTGCAACAATGTTTCCACTTGAATCTAAGATAACTGATTTTGATGCAGGTAAAGTTACAAATACATTTTTTGTACCTGCTGAAAAATCTACTGCACTATCAGAATTTGATGATGAGATAATAGTAGTTCTAGCTAAAGTGCCAGCTCCTACTGTACCTAATCCAACTTCAAATTCACTATTTGTAGTGTTTACAATTGCATAATACGTTGTGTTCGTATTTCCAATTGCACTAGAAAAAGTTTCAAATCCTGTTACTGCTCCGTCAAGAGTAAGAGTACCCGTACCAGTAGTGGTAGAGGTTTCTTTAACTCTATCGTTTACGACTAACGCCATTTAATTCTCCTTAACCAGATATTCTTAATATAGCTGCTGCTGTAGTAAATGCCGGAAACTGTACTGTGAAAGTTCCTGATGTAGCTGTTTTATCTGCTCCAAAATCTAAAACTGCAACTGCTGCATTAGTAACTGCAGAAGATGTGTTGTAGATTAATGCACCTCTAGCTGTCAACGTTACACCTGTGAATGATAACTCTCCAAAGTCAACAATTGCAACACCTGATGCGATTGAAGTATTCTGACCTGTTAGAGCTCCACCACCCGCTGCGTAAGTACCACTGTTTGGAACTTCTTGTGAAGTTGTGTAAGAAGTAGTCGCTGAGTTTAGAGTTGCTGAAGAAGAATAAAGAGCTAGTTTAAATTTATCACCACCAGAAGCAAAATTTTGATCACCTTCTAGTAATTGTTTTTTAAACGCATTTGCGATTGCTTGTGTTATAGCCATAGTTTATCTCCTTATTTATTTTCCTCCGACTCGAGGAACACCTGATTGATATTCATCTCGTCTTCGTCTTCCCATTTGTTCAATTGAGAAGCCTTCTAATACTTGTTTATACTTTCCTTCGTATAATTGCAAGAGATCATTTGGCCCCTTTAAAAAAGAAAATGCTTCAACTAAGCATGCATACAATAGTCCGTTGGGAAAATACTTACTAATGTATGTTGTCGTATTTGTAGCAGATAAACCAGGGTCTTTCAAGATATAGTTTAACTGAATTTCATAAGTTGAGCTAGGTGTAGGAGCCAAAACAATAGTGT